TCGGTAAGTCCAAACAGCAGTTTTCCCACACCGGGGTGTAGTCAACAGGCACTGGCTCACCCGTGTTGGCGGTGTGACACAGACACCGCCACACAATGAGGAGTCCATGGCACATTGAATAGTGTGTCGTGCCCCTGCACAAACAGCCATGCTGGGAGTGTGGGGGAACCAGGAGTGGTGGGTGACCACAACTGGTCCGCGTAGGCGAAGCCGTGGCATGTCGTACACGGGGCGTCACACGACACCGGGCGGGAAACGCTCGGCACACATACAGGTACGGCCCTCTCCGTTGTGTGTGAATACGACTGGTGATGTCAGCAGTCGGGCAGCAGGCCAAAGGTGAGCGAGTGGCTCCGCGTCACGTGGCGCATTGTTTTGGGCGGACGGGGAGCGATCGGTACTTACCAGCTACCCCCCTACCAACCAACGCAATGTTGACACGCACATCGCGACCACTTAGCAAAATACCACAGCCGAACGCTCATACACCCGGTCGCAAGACCCGGAACTGACAGGACCAACTCATGTCCATAAACCGAGTCGCGGCTAGGGCGATATCTAGTGCAAGGCACTTAGGGGAGATGTAACCCTAACAAGTGCAACCCGATCTTCAGGATCACCACGATGCAGGCACAATCCTTCTGGAATTACGTGTTTTGGGGAAGAACCAATCCAGTAACTGCTGCAGAGAACGCGGAGGCACGAGCCCTCATCGACGAAGACCCCCACCGGGCCTTTGAAGAAGAGGAAGCCGACGACGACGTCGGAGATGCCGCACTCAACATCGCGAAGGCGTCGAACACCGACGCAGAACCAGGGAGTCTGGGCAAGCTTGACAATGCGCCAACTGGGGCGCTTACCATTACGGCAGTGGCGGACGGTCCAGGAGTGGTCAAACGTAAGATCACCCACACCGTCTACCCAAACGGAACCTCCGTTACCACCGCCGCCCCGGTTAACAAGAAGCCCACGTGCGCGGAGCCCGTTGGACAGGGCACCGCTGCACCAGACGACGGAGCAACTGCTCCTAGTCTCCCCCCTGACGGGGGTACCCAACCAACCAATACTGGTACCTGTAGCCAGTCTAAGACGGATGGGGATCCCAGTGCCCGGTCGGGTGCGCCACATACTACATCTGTTGGCGCAAGTGGGGCCACTGTACACAGTGCGCCCACAACCACCGAGTACTACATCACCACACCTAAGAGGCCTGTTGGAGGTGAGCCCGGCAAACACACTAATGCTGGCTACGTTGACACCACCCACGCCCATCCTATGGTACGACCTGGAGCAACCACTGGGGGAGGGGGAACCGCTACTCCTACCCCCGCCGATGCTCTTGGCGACCGACCTAGTGGCGCCACCAACGGCGCCACCGAGGTCACCAACCTCTCCACGCCCCTAGCCAGGAATCGTGAGAGAAAGGCACGCCTTATGAAGGAGATCCACACTGAAGAAGAGTTCCTCGCCCACTTTAAGAAGACCAGGGGCGGTATGACTCAACGACAGAGGCGCTCGTACCAACAGCGTCTAGTCAACCTCGCCAAGGTCAGGTTTGGGACACCGTCCTATGACCCAGCCAACGTCGAGGCAGTGCGGTACTTCCTGGTCAAGGAGTGCGAAAAACACGGGGTGAGGCCGGCTCATATAGCCACGATAGTGCCCATGGCCACCGCCCGCGTGTTTGTGCCCAGCAACGCCGAGATCCAAGCTGCCCGGTTTTTACAATCGACCGCGGTACGTGAACAGTACAACAGACTGTCCTCTACCGACGAGCACAGGACTATGGCAGGCCGCGCGGTAACATGGTTGTACACCAATCAGTTGTCCCCCCAAGACCAGCAGCACAGTCTGCTCGGTCAGGTGGTGTCGTGGCTATTTAACACCAAAGCTGGCACAAAAGCGCCCTGGAGTACCGACGGAGACGAACGGTTGCCCCCACACCATCGGGGGACTCTGTTCTAGGGCGGCCCCACCACTACTTACTCTGAACAAGCCAAACTACTCGTTACAACAACTCAGGCCGTCCAAGCATGGCGGGATGACGGCCGCAACGAGGGCAGGGTCGCAATCAGGGTCACGGGACGTGGGGGGAAGGAGAAACAGAGAAAGGTGAACCACCTAGTCGGCATTGGGCCGCCGGCATTGGTGGTGGTGCACGGACAAACACTCAACAACGGCATGGCTGCGGTAACCCAGAGGGTGTTTACGGTAATGCGTGACGGCATTGCCGTGCCACCTAGGGCACCAAAGCCTGGAATCTTTACTATACTGCTGTCTAAGACCAAGCGCTGGTTTCAGTTTGCGCAGAGCCTCACCCCATACACTACTGAGCAAGTTCTCAGCACGTTTAAGGGTCAGAAGCTCAGACTGTACCAGCGATCAGCGGCTAGCCTACAGGTGAGGCGTGACATTAGGAAAGATTACCACATAAAGGCGTTCTGTAAATCGGAGAAGAACATAGTGTACGAAAAGGCGGGGGGCGAGCGGAAGAAAGAGCCCGTGCCCCGCGTCATTAGTGCCAGGTCTCCGCGCGCCAATATGATGCTATTTCCGTTCACCAAGCGGCTAGAGGCGAAGGGAGGAGTCTACAGTGCAATTAACAGACTGTTCAGGTCACGCACTGTGGCCAAGGGAATGAATGCCGGCCAGTTAGCTCAAGTTATCCAACGCAACTGGGGCCGGTTCGCACGTCCGGTGGAGATATCTTTTGACTTCAGCCGGATGGACCAGCACGTAAGCATGGATGCTTTACGGTTCGAACACAAGACCTACGGACTGTTCTTCCATGGTGCAGACAGAAACGAAATGTACCGAATTTTGGAGTATCAACTACAGTGTCGCTGTTTCTTTAACGCAGCAGACGGTGACATTGAGTACACGCGACCAGGGGGTAGGATGAGTGGTGACGCGAACACGGGGCTAGGAAACACGGTTATCGTGGCCCTCATGTACGCACACTACTTTGAAGACCGCCTGGGCGAGCAGTGGGCGCGACATGTGCGGATGACTATCAACGGCGACGACTCAAG